GACCCCTTGTGACGGCCGTCTGTCGGCCGGTGTCAACGCTGTGCTAGACTGTCCCTGAAGGGCTGCCAGCCGATGCACCGGGACGGCGGCCGACGACCTAACCGGAACCGAAGGGACGAGACGATGGCCGACGCATTCGACACCCCCGACCTGATCCCCAGGAAGGACACCGGGGACGAGCAGGGTCCCGGCTGGCGCGCCCGCGCGGCTGACGCCCGGGACAGCTTCAACCACGCGTTGGACGTGGTCGGGCTGCCCTTCGTCCCGATGGCCGCCGCGTGGAAGCGCGCCGCAGACGCCCGGAACGAGCTGCGGACGCCCGAGAACCTGGACGCGCTGCGGAAGGCCAACACCGCCCGCCGGGACACGATGCGGGACCTTCGCCGCGACCGCCGCGCCTTCGAAAAGGCGCGGGACGAAGTCGCCTGGTGGAACGTCTGGAACGGTGAGCGGCGCGCCGCCCGGATCGTGGTCCGGGACAGCCGCCAGCTGGCCAGCGAAGCGAAGGCCGCGCGCCGGGAAGCCGCACAGTCGTACCCCATCACGCTGCCTCAGATGGCCGTCCGCTGCCACGCTGTGCACCTGCTGCCGTCCGGCGCCTGGTCGCTCTTCAGCGACAGCATGGCGTCCACCGGCACCTTCACACTGTCCGTTGCGGCCGTCGCGCTGAACGCATTGGGTGTTGCGCTCGGGTCGCGGCACATCTGCGACGACGCAACGGACCCCGCGCTGGCAGCGTTGCAGCCGTCGCAGGAAGAGCTGGACCTGTTGCGCCGCCTGGACCCGAAGGAATGGCACCGCGTTGCAGAGCCGCGCGGCCTGGCGGACGTCGTCGCAGGGGAAGCACGGCTGACGGACTCGGGCATCCAGGCGAAGCTGACGCTGAACGGGACCATGGACCTGGCCACGCTGCTGAAGCGGGAAGCGCAGCTGCGTGCCGCGCTGCGGCTGCGCGAAGGCACCCGCATGGAACTGCGCGAAGGCAAGACTGGCGGCCACGCACGGCTGACCCTGCGGACCCGGTCGGCGGCCGACAGCGTGAAGATGACCGGCTGGAAGCCGGGTGACGCGTGGGCGGTCAACACGGTGACCGGCGAGACGGTTCCGGTCCCGCTCGGGAAGCGGCTGCTGTTCGCGGGCACGTCCGGCGCGGGGAAGTCCTGGTCCGCGCGCCCGCTGATGGCCGAAGCATCAGAGTGGACGGACCACCGGCTGGTGATCTTCGATCGGAAGTACATCGAAGGCCGGAACTGGGAACACCGCGCCCGCATCGCGTGTGAACTGGACGACATGCGCGACCTGTGCGCAGAGCTGTCGGCCGAAGGCGAAGAGCGTCTGAAGCTGATCCCGCGCGGAAAGGACGTGGTCGAGATCAGCGCCAGCCTGCCCCGCATCACGGTGTTCGTGGACGAAGGCGGGGAACTGATCAGCGACAGCAAGACGAAGTACCCGAAGGACGAAGACGGCCGCTCGGACTACAGCGACATCATGTCGACGCTGCGCACCATCGCGCGGAAGTACCGGGCAGCGGAAATCATCCTGGTGTGGTGCACGCAGAAGCCTGCTCTTTCCGGCGAAGGCCACGGCCTTGACTCGCAGATTGCCGGTCAGCTCGTGCACCGGCTGTCGCTGGCGCTGGCCACGTCCACAGACACTCAGGTCGTCTTCGGCAACGACGCCATCGAAAAGGGCTGGAAGGCCAACGAACTACCCATGCCCGGCTTCGCCCTCTTCCGCAACCAGGAACTGGGCCCGAAGTCTGTCCCGCAGATGCTGCGTATGCGGGCCATGTCCCCGGCGGACGTCATCGCGCTGCCGGAACGGCCGGTCTGGCGCCGCGTGTCGGCGGTCGACATGACGAAGACGGCCGCCGTGAACGAGCGGAAGGCGATCGAGCAGCAGGGCCAGGCCGCGCTTCGGGCATCGGGCCTGACCGGCGCAGCTGCTGCCAGCGCGGCCTTGGCAACCGACCCCTGGGACGAGCTGGCGCCGCAGTCGGCCGACACCCCGACCGTCATCCTGGGGAAGGACATCGAGCAGGTGGACAGCGGCTCGACCGAACGCGTGGCGGCGGCCGACCGGGACGACCAGGTCATGTCCGCGCTGCGTGACTCGCCCTGCGTGACGCTGTCCGACCTGGCGCGCGCGCTCGGCATCCATAAGCAGACTGCGAAGCGGTCGCTGGACCGGCTGGCGAATGACGGCCTGGTTCAGGTCGACGCGGACGGCTGCTGGCATCCGGTAGAGTAGGCGCCACGGCAGCGCGCCCCACACCTTCGCAGCGCGCACAGCAGCCCCGGGGATTTACGACCCCCGGGGCTGCTGCTGTTCCCGGTCATGAGCACCCGTCCGGCGGTTGTATCCTGATGTCATGAAGACCGCGACCGCACATACCCGACCGGCGGTGAACACGCCCGCCACCCAACCGGACCCCGGTCCGTTTGCACCCGACTTCGACACGCGCTTGATGCTGGCCAGCATCGGCATGGACGTGCTGCTGGCGCGCGCTGGCGGCCAGGCTCTTGCAGACGCCCACGCGGCCGTCACAGCCGCTGTCGCGGCGGCCGACCGGTACGGGGCCGAAGCCGTGGCGCTGGAAGGTCTGACGGCCGCTCAGCGGCCTGTGACGCACCGGTCCAGCCGTATCCTGGCCCGAGCAGCGGACATCATCCGGGACCGTGGCTGGCATCAGGGTGACTGGACGGACAGCCAGGGTGCCGTCTGCGCGCTTCAGGCCATCCGGCTGGCCGCCGGTGACGACACGGACGCGGCGGCCGACGCGGCGGCCGTCCTGCTCGACCGCATCCGGAACCAGTTCGGGGACCACGCCAGCAGCGTGCCCGGCTGGAACGACCGGCGGGAACGGACGGAAGCTGACGTCCTGTACCTGCTCGGGTGACCCTGTACCCTGGACCCGTCCGCATGGTTCCGGTGGGTTGTGGACGGTGCAGCAGAAGGGACGGCCGCTTCGGCGCCGTCCCTTCTGTGCTGCCTGGGATACTGGGGCCGACGACCGGAAGGGACGGCCATGGACGGGAACGAAGTACCGAAGGGCAACGTGGCGCAGCAGACGCTGGACGCTCAGAACCTGGCGCGCGCCATCAAGCTGCGTGTCCGTGGCGCCCACTGGAACGAGATTGCGACGCAGTGCGGCTTCACGTCACCGGCCGCTGCTCTGGCTGCCGTCGGCCGCGCGATGGAAGAGGCGACGCAGCGGGCCACCGAGACAGCCGACCAGATGCGCGACACGGCGAACATGCAGCTGGACGCGCTGCTGGGCGAAGCATGGGACATGATCGATGACCGGGCACCCGAAACGTACGACGCGGACGGCAACCCGCTGTCGACGGATGACCGGGCTGTCCGGCTGCGCGCCGTGGACGAAGCACGACGGCTGATCGAGAGCAAAGCCAAGCTGAACCGGCTGAATGACAAGCCCGAGCAGGACCCCGAGCAGGACCAGGGCGGCATTCGGATCATCGGTGTCGCGGTTGAAGACATCATCTGATGCGGGACTTCGAGCTACGGGGCGCGGCGCAGGAACTTCTGAAGTGCCGCGCGCCTTCCGTCTGCATCGTCGGGGCGGCCGGTACCGGGAAGTCCGTCGGTGCCCTGCTGAAGCTGCACGTCACGTCGGCGCTCGTGCCGAACACCACGTCCCTGATCGTCCGGCAGACGCACGCGTCCCTGACCGCGTCCACGCTGCGCACCTTCGAGCTGAACATCATCGCGGACGAGCTGGCCAGCGGGAAGGTCAAGTGGTTCGGTGGGTCCGGCCGGAAGCCACCGGCTTACATGTACCCGAACGGCAGCACGATCATGGTCGGCGGCATGGACCAGCCGGGGAAGTTCCTGTCCATGGACCTGGACAGGGTCCTGGTGGACGAAGCGAACCAGGTCAGCCTGACCGCCTTCGAAACGCTCATGACTCGTATGCGCGGAACCGCTGGTACGTACAAACAGATCGTCATGGCGACGAACCCCGACCACCCCGCGCACTGGCTGAAGGAACGCGCGGACGCGGATCTGTTGCCCATGATGACCAGCGTTCACCAGGACAACCCGTACCTGTTCCACCGCAACGGCACCCCGACGGAAGCGGGCGCCGACTACATGGCGGTGCTGGACGCACTGACCGGTGTCCGGCGGCTGCGGTACCTGAACGGCATCTGGGCGGCTGCCGAAGGCCAGGTCTTTGACGACTGGGACGAGCAGCTGAACCTGGTCGACCCGTTCCCGGTGCCGGACGACTGGCGCACGATCTGGACAGTGGACTTCGGCTTCAGCAACCCGTTCGTCTGGCAGCAGTGGCGGGTGGACGGGGACGGTCGCGCGTACCTGACGCACGAGATCAGCCGCCGTCAGCGTCTGGTGGAAGATCACGCCCGGGACATCCTGGCTCTGATGGAAGCCAACGGCTGGGCGCGGCCGGAAGCGATCGTGTGCGACCACGACAGCGAAGACCGGGCCACGCTGGAACGGCACCTGAAGATGCCCACAATCCCCGCCCGGAAGGGCGTCACGCGCGGCGTGCAGCTGACGCAGGCACGTACCCGAGCGGCTGGCGACGGCCGCCCGCGTCTGCTCGTGTTCCGGGACGCGCTGCTTCGCACGGACCCGCTGGCCGCGACGGACAAGAGGCCACGTGGCTTCGCGGCCGAAGTCGGCGGCTACGTCTGGGCCGTGGAACGTGGCACTGACGGGGTGCCGAAGGAAGCACCGCTGAAGAAGGATGACCACAGCATGGACGCGGGACGGTACCTGGTTGCTCATCTGGACTGGCACGAAGACGCGAAGGTGGGCAACCCGGCCGCTGCGGCGAAGGCGGGCGCGCAGCCGAAGCAGGGGTCCGCGTGGTCGCGGCCGGTCGGTCGCTGAACATCTTTCGGTGGGGGTGTTGCATCTACTCGGGCGGTGTGTCATGCTCTTCATGTCAGCAACACGACGGAAGGAACAGACACCATGACCGCCACCGCCACCCGCACCGCCGCTGAGGCGAAGCTGATCATTGACGGCATCCTGATCTTGCTGGGCTTCGAAGAGGGTTCGTACATCGCGGCCGTCCGCAGGTCCGGCGCCGTCAACGTCGTGGGCCTGAGCGACGAGACGGACGCGCTGATGGTCGAGAACGCGGACCGCATCGCGGAAGTCAGCGCGAACGCTGGCAGCTGCTTCGAGATCGAGACGGTGAAGGGGTTCCCGGTCCTGACCAACCGGGCGGCCGTCGGCGCCTGATCATGCAGCACGAAGGACCCGGTGGCCACCGCCACCGGGTCCTTCGCTGTGCCGGTAAGCTGGCGTTGCACTGATTCACCGGAACGAAGGGACACACCAGTGGCCACGAAGTCATTCGCCATCAACACGGAACCGCACCTGGCCGACGTCGGCGGAACCGTGCTGAAGTTCCAGCCGGAAGTCATCGGCGCCGACTTCGCACAGGCGTACGCAGAGCTGCGCACCGTCCAGGCGAAGGTCAAGGGCAACAAGGCTTCGAGCACGAAGCACGCGAAGGAAGAGAACCTGGACCCGGCGGTCCTGGTGGAAGTCCACGACGCCATGCGCGCCTTCATCCGGCGGTTCCTGCTCGAAGAGTCGTATGCGGCCTTCGACACGCTTCGTCTGCCGGACCGCATCCTGGTCCAGCTGCTCGAATGGACCGCCGAACTGTACGGCGGTGGTTCGGGAAACGGCCGTGGTGGGTCGTCTTCCGAGTCCTGATCACACTGGAAGACGGCTGGGACGAGTGGTTCGGGCAGCTCACGCTGACCGGGGTGGACCCCCGCCGGTGGGACTTGCACCAGCTGCTGGCCGCGTATGAGGCAGCCCTGAAGCAGGGCGCGAAGGACGAAGCCGCGTGGCGACGAGTCCACGGCCAGCTGTACGCCGAACCGAAGGAAGTGAAGCAGGAACGCGTGGCCGCCGCTCGTACGGCACGTGCCACGACCACCGAGCAGCCGACAGCCGCACGCGGCGCCATGACGCTGGACAGCGTGGAAGCACTGCTGGCGGGCGCCAGCGCTC